ATGAAATCATTGCAACTAACCCCTGCGGAGAACAGCCCCTTGCACCTAATGAGGCTTGCGGACTTGGTTCTATTAATCTATCTTCTCTGGTGAACCACCATGGTGTGTTTGACTATGCCAAACTACGTGAGGTAGCTATCTCTGCGGTGTTATTCTTAAACCGCATGATGCAGAAGTCAGAATACCCGAATAAGAAAATTGCAAAACGGGTAGATCAGTCACGTAAAATTGGGCTTGGTCATATGGGATTTGCGGATGCACTTATTAAGATGAAAATCCCTTACACAAGTGAGGAAGCGATTAATTTTGCTTCCAATGTAGGGCAGACTATTATTGATGCTTGCGTTCGTGCTTCACATGAATTAGGTAAAACAGAAGGTTGTTTTCCATTAATGAATTCGTATCGTATCCCGAAGCATATCAAACATGCTTTGCAACGGGAAAACATTAAAGAAAAAGACTACAAACCGGCCAATAGTACATTAACAACTATCGCACCAACTGGGACAATTAGTATCCTTGCTGATTGTTCAAGTGGGATTGAACCGATTTTTTATCTTGAACAGATAGAAAATCGTGCGGAAGAGGTTATTAAACATATCCATCCATTATATGCAGCTTGGAAGGAACGTAATCCTGATACACAAAAACCAAATTACTTCCAAGACCTGCATGATATTGACTACGCGACACATGTAGCTATTCAATCCACTTTCCAAAGATTCATTTGTAGTGGTGTATCTAAGACAGTTGGGTTGCCAAATGACGCTACACATGACACAGTTGCACAAATTATCCATGAAGCATATTACACTGGTTGTAAGGGTATAACTATCTATCGTGATGGGAGTAAAGCAAATCAAGTTATCTCTGATAGTAATGGAATTTCTTATCCGTCTCTTGGGGAGAAAATAATCCCTCATGCACGACCGGAAGTTTTATCTGGTACGACATATCAAATTAAAACTGGCTATGGGCATATGCTGGTAACAATTAACTCCCTTGCGGGTGAACCTTTTGAAATTATCTGTCAACTTGGCAAATCTGGTGCAAGTGAAATGGCTAAAGCAGAAGCGATTAGCCGTCTTGCGTCCATGCTGCTTAGGTGTTCAGTTGACCCTATGGCTATTGTCGATCAACTTGAACGTATAGTCGGTGGTTCACCTATTTTTGACCAAAATGGAACTATTTATTCCATCCCTGATGCAGTGGCAAAAGTGCTTAAACGTCATTTATCACTTATCACAGAAACAACTGTGCCACATATGATGAAATGTCCTGAGTGTGGCAGTCATAACCTTCAAGCTGAAGGTTCTTGTACGAAATGTCTAAATTGCGGCTGGAAATCTTGCGGTTGATAACTAATAAAAGGAGATAAACCAATGGCTAATGAAAAAAGTAATACCACAAAAGTTAAAGAAGAAAAGCAAGAAAAAAAGACTAATGAAGAATTGGCGAAAGAGATTGTTCATTCTATTTCACAAGTATTGCATCTTCGTGCCGGTATCGGTCCTATTTGGCGGCAACTTGATTCTTCACGTCGTCAAGAGATTCTTGAAAAATGGGACTATGATGTAACTAAACTACTTGATGAATACAGGTAAATATGGACGAAAAAGAGATAAAAGCAGTTTATGAAGACAGACAACTTAATGGTTATCCATTAGGTGATTTGGAGTGTGCGTATTGTGGTAAACTTGATGGGCATTTAAACCGCCAATTGACTTTGTATGATAATGATGAAGCCAACTGGGGAGTTTATTGCCCAACTTGCCAAAGAGACATAGATGCTGATTACTGGCTAGGCCAATGGGACGAATTAAATTGTGCCCGCAGGAGCACATAATGAATGACTTAGTTCAGCGTACCAAGAAAGGAATAAAAAGAATAATTAACAAAGTGCTTGATTATATTTGCCCATATGTACCGGGTGGGTGTTTAATCCCTTATGGGTTTTCATATCTTTCCGATGGTGCTATTGTATTTCGTTTGCCATTACCTTTTCGATGGCGAGATTATTCTGTTTGTCGCAATGAAGAAGTCTGGGGGAATGCAAACTTGTATGTAAGCAAACATCATGGATACCAGATTTTTTGGGTAGAAGACAGTTATGAATATGAGAGGTGAAATGAATGAAGAAAATGGGTTGAACAACATACAAGTCTTGGGTGTTTTATCTAATATTCACCTAGCTATCCACTCACGCATAGCGGAGCTAGAGAAAGGAGAAACACATGTTTAATGATGACCAGGTAGATTATATGAGAAGTCTGGGTAAAAGAAGTCCTGCCGAACTGTGCTGGTGTGGGTGGTATCCCAAAGGTGAGTGTCCTTCCTGCCCTCCCGACAAAACCGGACTTGATAAAAAACTACTCAAATGCCAGGTGTGTGGCAATGGCCCTGACAATTACGGAGCTGGAGAAGAGAAATGAGTGATTGGAAATGTCCTAATTGTGGTAAAGCTTGTTACCCGGGAGAGGGTTATCCAGAGTACTTCCATCTGAAGAAAAGCGCTTGCTGTGATGTACGTATTGTTCGTGTATCTGATGCTGAAAAACTTCGCGCTGAACTTGCTGAAAGTGAGAAACAGAAGGAAGAGGCAGTTAAGTGTTCTCATGTTATTGACGATTACCGTACTACTATAGAAGAGGCTCTTGATATTAACTTTCTAGGTGTATCTACTGGCAATGCAAAAGCTGATCTTAGTCAGTTAATTGCATGGGAAGTTAAAGTCGCACTTGATCCTGCAGTGTCATCAGATGCTAGAGATTTACAAGTTAAAAGCATGGAGAAATGTGAAAAACTTGGAGATAACTTACAACTTATCTGTACTGATTCTGGACATGACGACAGATGGTGTGCGCATTGTAGTGCAATGGAGCAAGGGATTGAACAGTACCAAAATGCTATTCGTGCTTACATAGTAGAATTAAGCGGAAGAAAATAAATGACTCAAGAAGATATTAATGATTTAAGAGCAAAATACCCGAGTCATGAATTAAAAGCACAAATAGAAGGAACTGATAATTTTCTACATAGAGAACTTGTGAGAGTAAAAAAAGACAATATGAATCTTAGTGTTCAACTTGTCGAAGCCATTGATGTATTAACTGATGCTGCGCAGCTTATTGACGGTTGGAATCAAGGAACAGATTGGACTACTTGGGACCAATCTGTTAGGGACAAAATCAGTAAAGTTCTCAATAAGTTTTATGATAGTATTAATAAATGAGAGGATTGATGAAATGAGTGAAGCATGGCAATGTCATGGATGCAAGAAGCATCGTAAGTTATGTGAATGTCCTTATGAAACTCATGTTAGAGAAACAGATATGAATAAGGCTACTTATGTACCTTAGAATATCTGTTTCAGCACTTGGGCAATTTTTCGATGCATCAGTAACGATAGAAGTCACTGAGCCATATGTAAGAGCATTTAAACCACTTAGAACAACAGATGATCCAATGACAGCTTACGCAAATGGAGAACTTACAGCAGATAGTGCCTCAGCGCGAGTTGTTATGAAATTCCGTGAAGAAGCTGCGAAGGAAATAGCTGCGGCACTAACAGATCAACTTGTGAAGATCATGCAAAGGAATGATACTTTCAATGGGTATGTGCAAAATTGAAAAATTTAAATCTGTTTGTAGTGCATGTGGGCATGAAAAAGATAAAAGTTACAGTGTAGTAATAATGCCCGATGGTGTTGAATGTAATCATATTGGTTGCAAAAATCATGTAACGCATCCATGTGAAGGATGTGGTAGAAAAGGCGCAAATGGAGTAGCATACGTTAAAATTGAATCAATAATTTAAATATAAAAAGGGAGATAACTTCACCACGGTTATCTCCCTTTTTATATATGGCTAGTAGTCGCCGTGGCCGTCGGGTATTCCCGCCCTGCTGGCGGAAAGCGTATTACATAGAGTAGACCATAATCAAACCACGTTGCCGAGCAAGATGTGAGGCAATAAGTGCTTTGTCGCAATTAGTAATGAAAATATCCTTATCGAAAAATGTCAAATCCCCACCGAGAATGAACACCACTGCACCAATATCATTGTTCGCACGATCAACAATCTTATTCGCATAGGCCAGCAAAGTTGTATAAGTAATCGCTGGACTTTGCAACAAAGCTTCAAGTTGGTCAATAACTAAAAATGCATCCTTTGTACTGTAAGAATCCATTTTCTTGAGTGCTGTCAACTGCAAACCAAGCAACCCTTGGTCTACAAATTTCATTGTCTCTGCATGATTGAGAATAATTGAAGATGATTCTTTGCAAACTTCAGGAACAACATAACTTCTTACGCATCCTTGGAGAAGAATCAAACTCCAGAAGAGCAGAAAGTACAAAATAACAACTTTCTTCTTCGCAAGCGCTTTCAGTAAATCACGAATGATCGGCAGCAACGCATTGTTCTTCCATTTCGGATTCATTGCCACAAGTTCAGACATAATAAATAATATCCAACCGCTAAGTACCGGGAGCCAACTGAGAATTGTATCCATGTCCATGACTTATCTCCTTCTGTTAGTTGTGAATAACGCACCAATTCTAACACCAAGATACCCAAGTGTTTTGGTGACTTTTGAACTTGTCCGTCCTACAACATAACGAAAAATCTTATCTGCGAATTTACGTTCTTTCTTGGTCCTTGCGAGTTTGCATAGAAAATCATGTAGAACACTCGCTTTAGGATGCCGCCACTGGGGGATAATCCATCTAAACCCTATTGGTGTACTACTGCCATCCCATATGAATTTCAAATCCTCTCGGATAATAATCCCTCTGAAATTAAAATCCCTAGAAACCATCCGAGTATTTGGCGTATTTGTAGTATTTTCATACAAATCCTCTATAACATCATCAGTGAATAAATCCGCCAATGATAAACTGAAAATTCTATCAATTTCTTCCTCGCCAACTAAAGCACGTAATATTAATGATTGTTTTTGATATTCTGTCATTTTAATACTCACTTGGGTCAAATAAATCTTCAAGAATATCCACGACATTGCTGTAGTAACTACTCAAATCCGCTGCGATGAAAGGTTGGTTTTCTACAAAGTCGATAATGGAATAATGGATAGAAAAGGTCGCTCCACAAGTATGAGGTTTAACTGCGATACGTTGTTTTACGCCAGTGAATGAGTTAAATAGCGCCACACGGTTTGTTGGAATAGCAACTGAATTATGGATACAACTGTACTTGGGTTTTTCCATAATTGACTCCTTACCCACAGTGATATGAACACGCGATCATTTTTATATCATCATCACCTTCAGTCCATGTAACAGCTTCGCGCGCTTTGGCAACAGTGTAGTTATGTAGTAAATCATCATCTTGTTTCATGCCCTTACCGGGGCGGGATGATGAACAGATATAATCTCCTACTGTAATATCCCCACCATCTTTGCATACATTTATCTGCCCCTCACCAACAGCATTCATATTAACCCAGTTATAATTGCTCACTAATTGTGTAAGTTTATTCTTGATTGTCTCAAAATTACTAGCTGACACTTTGGCGTAAATAGTTTCATAAATAGCCGCTGGTAAATTCAACAATGCCAATGCTTCCATAAAACCACTAAAAGTTGATGTATCTATGTCAGTTATTCTATCAATGTTATATGGTATTTTACCTACATATACACCAACAACCGCGGGGTCTTTAATGGTGTTATTTTTGCCACACTCAAAGATCGTATTAGATACATGTTGTGAATACAAAAGATTTTTATCCACAAGAATATCACCGATAATAAGTTCTTCAGTTTTACTGACTAACGCATCATGCGCACCTGTGAACGGGCCATAATTGCCACTGCGCCTAGCATAGAAATCATAAGTAACCCCTGCGCCAGCGACACCAGTAGCATTTTCAGAATACCCATCTACCCCGTAATTACTTGTAGAGAAAGAATAAATACCTCTACCAGTACCGTAATTTGATACACCAATAGCTTGAGCTATTGAATTGCTAATGGCACTAATAGCATGACCAGAATTACTTTTTGCGATTAATCCAGCTTTGCTACTCGATTCAGCTCTTACTGCCACTTTACTACTAGAGGAATTCCCAAAATTTCCTAATATAGTATCTCCTTCAATTGAACTTAACCCTAGTGTAATTAACTTAGTAACCCCATTTGTGTCGTAAAACACAGCTTCATCTGAGGTACTAACTTCAAACCTTTGTCCTGATGCAGAAGTTCTTAAAGTAGCTCCAGTTATTGTACCTCCAGATATATTTCTACCTGTCAGAGTACCCGCGGTAATATCATCAGCATTTAAACTACCTCTTACAGCAAGAGTAGACCCATTCCATTGAATATAATTAGTATTATTACCGATCCCGAATCTTGCTGACCCACCGACCATACCGAGATAAAAACCAGCAGTGGTGTCATTATAACTATCTTTGCCGTAAGATTTAATAACTGCATCAGTATTAAGTATTATTCCACCAGCAGTAATAGTCACTGCTGCTTCTAATGCACCACTTGTTGAATCCGCATTTGCTGGCGGTTTTGTTCCAGTTACATTATCATAATCAACACCATTGGCGTCAAGTATAATATTCCCATCGGTATCGACTATAAGCATCGAAGCCGCGATTATATTCCCATCCTTATCAATCGACCAACCAGTAGCACTAACACCGGGGTCATAGTCGAATACAGTCGATTGGATTAAGGCACCAATTTTAGCATTGGTAACTTCGCCTTCTCCAATCCTAGCCGTACCCATTACCATATTGGCACGACTTTCCCAACCTAGTTCATAAGCATTACCATAGTTAATTGCAATCTGAAATTCACCCGCATCAAAATCAAGTGCTTGAAACACAGAAACATCATTTGTAGTTTGGTACTCAGTCAGACTAACACTAGGTTTATAATAAATATATGCATCAGTTGTACTCCCTGCTGAGATAGTATACTTATCCCCATTCCACCAGAGAGAATGTTCGTTCCAGTTAAGTGTCGTTCCGAGAGTATTACTCCAAGACTCAGCTTGAAGTATTGGTACATCAGGGAACAATTGACTCAATTCATCAGGGAAATTAATAACATCAGCAACAGTTACAGTTGTATCAACTTCAAATATCTCCTGAGACGAATAGCTTATGTTATCTCTACCGAATGCGTCGTATGCACCAATTTTGAAATAATAAACCCCATCGACAGGTTGAACAAAGGATAAACTATTCGGCAATGCTGTCGAACCAGTTACTAACTCTGCATCATCGAAAAAGAACGCAACTGAATCATCAAATCTGAACTCACTAGAATCAGTGAATCCAAACTGAGGAGTAGTTACATCTATAACTGCTGCATCAGTAGTGGTAGTGATAATTCTATACAACGTCCCTGTACCGGGAGTGAAGCCATTCACTTTGGAAATATGAACTTCATATCCCATAAGGTCTTGGTCACTCAGACGGTCCCATATTAACTCAACAGACCCGAATTTCTCATGATAAGTAAGCCCAGTAACTTGGCCAGCTTGCGCGTTCACTGGTGTAAGTGTCTGCATAGTACCAATATTGCCTATAACATCAACCGCACGAACTTTAACATCGAAAGTTCTATATGTTCCAGCGGCTTTGTTTTTATCGAATGTGAAATCGAATTTATTATCACTCACCCGTTCGCTATGGATAAGTGTTGCTGACCCGACTTCATAAACTTCAACGAGATAGTAGTTTAACCATCTTGTATTGGCCCATTCATCTACAGGATCATCCCAAGTGATAAAACAATCCTTGGTAACGAATGTAACACCGTCACCAGTGTCATTAGAGACTTGAAGATTCGCAACACCAGTTGACATAGTGGGATTATCGGCGTCATTATAGTCACTTGCGGTGTATACAATATACGGCGCAACACTCAATGGTTGTTCAATCCCGAAGGAGTTAATTGTAACTGCGTAAATTTTATAAAACGGATAAATTTCTACATTATTAATCTCCAGATTATAATAACCCGAACCCACGATACGTTCTGCTACAACAGTAGAAAACTCAGTTGTGCTGTTGCCCCCAAGAACAATCAGCCGCAAGCCTTTATAGAAAGTCATGTCACTCGGAAGTGTCCATGAAACTTCAAGACGACGTTTTACATTATTGTATGCATCAAAGTATATTGACGAACTTGCACTCAATGCTGTTACTTGTGGGAATTTAGTCAATGGACTATTAGCTGCTGTCTCTACATCAGCAGCTATATCTGTTTCATCGAATATTTCGTCCCGATACTCAACCGCAGTGATAGTTGCAATTTGTTCATCATTAGGTTCAATTGAAGTTATTCGATACTTTTTAACACTGCCATAGTTGTCATAACTAAGTGCGAACAAATCATCCGTCGCAGCAGGATAAGTAAACAAAGCTGCATTTTCAACAATAACTACACTTTGTTGAGTTTCTTCATCCCAACCACCACCATGGACAACATAAGTACCATACGAGTTATCTACTGTTCTCAAATGTAATGTAACGCCAACAGCAGCACCAGCATCAATTACACTCCCAGTACCACCAGCTTTCCAGCTATCTATAGTCGCTTGAGAGAAACCAACTTCCAAGAAAAAAGTATCATCGAGAAGGCCATTTACATATAAATTATCCCCAGTGATACTTGCCAGTCGCCCGCCTGAACCCCACGCAGGTAAGTTATGCTGAAAATCAATTACATCACCAATTAGTGACTCAAGATACTCAAGATAAACATCAAACTTGATCGTGCGGAAAAGATATTTATTTTTTGTAAGAAAAAACTTCGCAATCCGCCAAGCCTGTGATTCTTTTGTAGTACCAAAAGCCTGAAGGGATATTTTATTCCTAGCTTGGGTTAGATTAATATCATGCACAGCCAACTGAGTTGTTTCATAATCTTGATCTTGGTCGATATATTGAACTTCAATTTCAGTAACTCTATCTTCCATTGGAAGAAAGAACATACTGAAACTATCCATAAGGATATTCCCACTGGAGTATAATGTACTTGCTGAAGTTACTTTGCGCTCAACAGCAACTCGGAGTTCAGTACCATTCCAGTAAGGTTTTGCGCGATAGAGAATGCCAAGTTTTTGAATAGCATCCCAAGTGGATTCAGTTGAATCAAATGAACCATTGAACTCAAAGCGTTTCTCTGTTCCACCACCGGGAGCAGGTACGGTTTCATCACATAACTGTGCCCAGTCGTAAAAGTCATTTGTGTTGATAGTTGACGGATCAAAACCGTCATACCGAATAACATTTAAGTCATTATCAAACACAGGTTGGGTAGCGATATCGTATGCTACCCAAGCAGGATTCTGACTGAACTCAACCGTCCAAGAAGTACCATTGAAAGTACGAACTAATGCACCTTCGATATAAGGCTCGACCTTTAACCCACCGCTGAATCGTTCACTAGGCGAACCATGGATAGTAAGCAAGACATGCTTAGGATATGTAAACCCAGTGTAGTTAATCCTACGAATAGAGCTGAAAATAGAAGTATCCGCACCATTACCAGTACCACCGAGGCTATTCAGTCTCTCGATATGTAAGGTATAGTTATGCGCAGGATTCAACCGGACACTGAAATTCCTGTCGAAACTATCTTTCGTTCGACCAACTATATCAAATACTTCATACGGATCATGGAAGTCTATCTGCGTAAGTGACCCACCAACGTAACGCCATTGTTCATTCGGATAGTCACTATCAATAACAAACGCATCAGGAGTAAAGCCTTCAAAAATAGAAGTCTCCAAACTTACCCAAGTGTTAGAATCACCTTCATATCCGGGTATTGTGTAATGACCGAAAGTCCAGTTAATTTCCACTGCTGGTGTCGAGGGATTAGTTGAGCCGAATTCAAAATCTAACCCAGTTACTTCATTATGTAAACGAATATTAAAACTTGCTCTTGCATCACTGAAATCACCTTGGCGGTCAATGTAAAATAACCCTGCTGGGAATGAAATAGTAAACTGTAGTTCATCTGCTCCTGCTGAGATAGGATAGCTAAATGAACCATTAGTATCTGTCAGTTCTTGTGCATATGCACTGTCATTTGTTGCATTTTCAAAACCGGGAATTACACCTTGGCGTAAATAACCAAGCCTACGATGCAATTCAAGCCCGTTATCTTCTTTAAGATATTGGTCGTTTATTTTAATCTGTTTAAGATTATTAATCGGTCCATAGCCATAGCTAATCATTACATTTAAATCATTATTCTCCCAAGCAGCTTGAGGCGACCTAAATGCATTAATAATATTCCCATGTTTAACAACCATGGCTCCATAGATTTTTTGTATTGTAGTCCCTTGGAGTTGGGTAACTTGTGGATTCCATGAGTAACTCGATCCCGGTTCTTCAGTTTCCAATTCCGGTCCGAGATAATGATTCACCAAAAGTGAACCACCGATCATGATACCAGCCGATACCGCTGCACCAACAGCTACACCATAACTCCCGAGTGCTTGAATACCTGCAACCCACTGGCCAGTTACAGCCGCAGCGACAGCAATAGCAACCATTGCTACATAACCCCAGTTTTCATCACTACCACGGATCAATGGTGCAATAAGAACTTGGTCAGTTTCTTGGATAACTTGATTACTCTCGGAGCTGTTGGGTTTAATAGGTTGGCCGTTTAAGAATACTCGACACTCAACATCAGGAGGGATGATTAACTTGATAATTTCGTCAATCGTTTGACCGGCATACTCAACATTAATCCGTTGTTGTTCTCTGGTGAGCGGATTAGTGATTTGGGCAACAATTAATTTTTGCATCTATAGTATCCTTCAATACGGTTTCGGTATTTAATAGAATCAACTCTAGATATTGTCACCCCATGTTCTTTAATTGCATGGATAAACTGGTAATGATTTATCATAAAACCAATATGTGCAACAAAACATCCTATCTTTATTGCAATTATATCACCAAACCGAGGTAAATCAATACGTGTGAAGAATTTACGATTACTATCTGCGACGGAGTTTCTAGAGGGAATGTCGTACTCATATTGCGGAGTTGGGTAGTTGAACCCATAATGTTGTCCGAGCTGAACTACTAATTCATAACAATCTATGCCTTGGCCATCTTTGCCGTTGCCACTTAATTCGTAAGGCATACCTATAAAGGTACTATAAAACTCGGATGCCATCAGGACGTAATCCGGGATAGCCGCCGAAATTGGCGAGATTATTATGCGATGCACAATCAGCTTTTGTCCGCTTACAAGTAGCGAGCCCACCAGTGTAATTGCATTCAGCAGACTTGTACGCCCAGTTACAATAAAGGGCGACATATTTATCTTGTGGGAATCTTCTTCTAAGTGGATTAGGCCCACCGAGAGTGAATGTCAGCCATTCTTGATCGACACTTGTGCCAATGATAGTAAAATTCAAAGTAAGGTTTGTGTAGTCTTCCGTCAAGTGCCCAGTATTAACAAGACGAACAACTACAGGTACATCAATTAAACCATTCGTATCCTCCGCGAAAGTGAACATAGCACGACTGATGTTACTTAACTGAAGATTGACTGAGTTAATCTTTCCATCATCCGAGGTAGACATAGCACCGAATTTGAATGCAATTGATTCATAAGTCTGACCACCATAGATAACTTGTTCATTATCATTTGTGTATCTAAACACAGTGGAGTTGTATTGAAATTCAATTAAAAGCACCCACGCATTTTGACTTTCAACTTTATTCTTTTCAAGCATCAAATTCGCAGGGATAGTCGCAGGCATTTTATTTCTCCATTAGTTTAATTTGCGAGAACTTAAAACAACCGGGGTATAATTCAACCCAAGTAAGTATTGCATCAAAGAAAACGGTTCTATTTGTGCCTGTTTTATCTGTCCATGTAAATGACGTATGTTGCCCGACACTTTGCCAGTGACTAATAAGTGCATTAGCATCAGTGGTGAATAGTAAATCATAGTTCAATGTCCAACTATACTTATCCCTTGATCTTTTCTTCCGCCGATACACACTAACATCGCTCTCAGTGTCGTGTTTAATAACATTTTCAACAGGTAGAACATTTTCTTCAATCGGCCGGCGAGATAAACTAGGAAATGCCATTATCTTTTCCTCCCGAGAGTTTTGTATAATGCCCCACCTGATTCATAATCATCAAGAACAATATCAATTATCATTTTCCTGCCATCAAATCTTGTCTTAGCGCCACCAGTTACTTGTGACTGGCTGTTGTTATTGATATTAACTTGGACATTACCGGCGCTTTGACTTGATTGCATTTGTTCTTTATTAAATACATATTCCGGTCCTTTTTCACCGAACTCCCAACGCTGGCCGGTTTTAGTGCCATATCCGATAACATGTTCAGTAATCGGCCCACCGCCTGCGCGGTAGTTAGTTTGGCTGCCAGTATAACTATGCGGTATTGTCACAGAATTAGGTCTCATTCCTCCACCGACCCCTGCGCCAAGTACCTGTAAAATCCCACCAACAAGTTGATCCGTGATTGATATTTTAATCAATTGATTAATAATCTGACTTGAAACATCTTTCAACCAGCTACTAAGGAAATCTTTCCAGTTGTTCATATCCATCATAGCTTGAGTGAATGTATTTGCAAGCGAATCCCCCCAACTTTGCATACTATCTACCATGAAACCCCAGAATGGTTTTTCAACAGCACGTAAATGATGCTTATATGCGAGTTCAAGATACTTAAGCTGTGTAGTAGCATTACTTACATAGGTATTAATCTGTGCATCAGTAACACCATCCATCTCTTTAAAGTCAGTAATACCTTTATGGATATCTCTGATTGCACTTTGGTAATCTATATTAAGTTTAACTGCCTCTGCGGTTTGTTTCGCAAGGGTACTGTTTGTTGTGTTAGTGTAGGAAATCATTGCACGACGACTAGCGACAAATTGTTTAAATATCGCATCGTCAATACTTTTGGCAACATCCCCTTGGTCTTGAATAGGCGGAGTACCAATGTCACCTACTGCTTTCCAAATACCGTTTACTAATTTCCAGCCGTCTTTTAACTTATCTTCCCATGCGGCAAAGTTAAACAAAGGAACATTGATATTTACAATCCCGTCCCCAAGGACAAGTTTTAAATTCTTGAATAAATCTCTAAAATGCCCAACAAGTGAATCCGCAACATCAGGACCAACAAGGTCACGCATTTTTGTAATTAACTGTTTTTCTAGTGCAGAAAAATCTGGTATTAATCCACCAAACTTACCAGACCAATCGAAGTCCAAGGTATCTTTGATAAGATTCTTAATCTCACCAAAAGATGATTCAATCAAGCCACTGGTACTTTTCATAGCGGTCATTGATTCTTCGATTACTTTATTAAAATCAAATGCCTTTTTAGCATCATCTTTGATACCATTTATCTCAGCAAGTAATTTATTACGATATTCATTTGCATTAATTCGTTCTGCACTTCTATCCAACGGATGTTTCAAGAAATCCCAAACTTCCCAAACAGCTAGTTTAAACTTAGGACTTGCAAGTTGGTCAAAGAGTTCTTTGATTGATGCCCATAGGCCAGAAAACATAACTTGCAAAGATGCTCCAATAGCAATACCGCCAGCTAATGCGCCAGTAAGTGCTATCGCCGGACCGACTAAACCAGCTAGCCCGACAGCCAATGCCGGGAGTTTAAATATCAACCCTGTTATTGCAATAGATAAGTATGAAATTGATGTTGTAATAGCAGTGAACATTGCTGGGATAATAAGCCTAAGCCCACTTGCGGCCAATAGTCCTTTACCCAAACCAATAATCATCTGGAAAACTGTTTTCACTGCAAATAAAACAGTCAGATATTTAAGCCCTTCGAGAATAGCACCTTTCCATGGACCAGCAAGTTTAACACTAATATCATATACATCACCAAACAAATCCTTCAGACTGAAAAGTGACTTAATAGCATAATCCGCACTTGTCCAGATATCTGCAAAGACTTCTTTAATATGCTGCCCGAGAGGAAGTAAATTACCTTCAAGATCGAACAACTTATTGTTAATATCAGATAAACTTGTTACCCATTTATCCCATAATCCACTACTCTTTAATGCTGTCATGGAAATAACAGCTATGTTATTTTTCAATACTAAAAATTGATTACTAACTGTTTGAATGGCTTTCCGTTGTGCTTCACGGAAATCATACACTCGATCAATTAGCATCTTCCATTTTTCATTTGTGGTAATGGCTTGATTCTGAAGTTGTTTATACAACTCAGGCATAGTAATTTTAATCATCCGTGTAAACTGATCCGTTACACGCGCCTGACCTTGGAATAATGCCTGAATTTCCTGCCGAACTTGCTTCATCGAAGAGCCACTTGTAAGTGCGATCTCCTTAATCATCGCAATTGTGTTAAGTGACTTTTCAGCATCTTCTGGATTAACTATAACTCCAAACTGTGCGAGTTCTCGATAACCAGCGGTAATTTCTTCCATTGATAATTTATACTTAGGTGCCAATCGAATAGAATGCTCCATCGTTTTAGCTAGAGCATTATGCGCTGCTATAAAACGAGTGCTGAAATTCCCACTGCTCTTATATGTCAATGCAATCATACCAGAAATAACAGCTAGCCCTTCGGTATAATCATCTAAAATAGTCAACCCACGAGCAAATGTCATAGTGAGTGTTTGGACACCACGTTCAAATGCATTAATAGCACGATACGCAACTGCGAAACCAACTGCAATCACACCAAAGCGTTTCCACCATGTATGGTAAGACCCACCGGCACCGCTCATACTAACTTTGAGTCTTTGCCAAAGGGAAATTTGACGTTTTTGTACACTAGCAAGTCTAAGTATTGCTGAGTATAATTTGTTACTCCCTTTTGCTACTTTTGCTACCCCACTGGTCGCAAGTGCTTGCATACGAGTACGTAATACATTACTACCAGTGGATACTTTTTTCATACCGGCATGTATATTTGTTAAGATACCGGACAAATCCGAGTATGCCTTAGTATTCAAAGTCCCTCTTGTAGACTGTTGCCACTCAGGAGTTTGCATTGACCGCGTTCTATCCGCAAATTCTTTAAATTTACTCGCAGTCCTACCCGCATGAGACGCAACAACATTTTGGAGAACTTCGACTCTTTTTATCTGGTCGAACATTCTCCGCCATACATTCAAATTACGACTGTTTTCTGCATGGATTCTTTTTTGTAAACTTAACTGCTTTTCAAGTTGGATATTAACATCTGCTGCTTTTCTAGCATCTTGTGTTTGACTCCAAGACGCGAAATTCGCAGGTTTCATTGCAGCAGTAGATAATCCTTGACCAGAAGTACCGATAATCTTACGAAGATTTATTGCTCTGTCGCGAAATTCTTGTTGGTATATTAACTTACGATTACGCATAGACTGTTGAAGTAATTCAGTCTGCTTGCGTTCTGCGTTTTGGATAATAACATTCCTACGCGCAGTTTCTTTTCTGATTTTAGATGTGTAATCTTTTTCTAGGCGGGTAATTTTTTGAAAAAGTTTGCTGGTGGTGTTGACACCTTTAGCGAGATTTTGATACGGAGCACCTAGGTTACGTAATTCTCGGATGTAACCTTTTTGTTCTTTCGCATTAGATTGAAATACAGAGCTAAGTTCTTTAAGGTCTTGTTTAACTTCCTTAATGGCATTTATGGAATCTTTATATCCCGTAATGTCTATGCCAAATTTAACTCCACCAGCGTTTATCATGCCAGAATCCTTTTAAGTTAAACCACGGGACGCTCTGAGTTCTTCCCAAGTTTTATCATAATCAACAACAACATGGATACTATGAGGATTAAGTAATCGTTCAACATGCTTTGTTATTTTACTCTGCACATCTTCTTTTTGATTTGGTTTGTTGATAAGCATAGCGAGAAGATCGCATTTACTAGCTCGCTGTCTTTGTGCTTCTTGGTGCATTAACCTTAGCTTGTTGAGTGGGTAACTAACGAGACTCTCGAAAGTATAGCCAGCAAATTCACTGGCTATACTTCCTATGAGTTTCAAACGCTCGTCGGTTAAATTATCAACATCTACTCGAACAAGCTTTTCGACAAAAAATCCAACGCACCGCGCATTTCAACAATTTGGACTTTTTCCAACGCTTGCGGTTCAACATTCAATGCCTCAGCCAGAGTAACACGAATGTCTTTTACACTTGAATTTTCATCACCCAGTTTGTCCAACAGTTCGAGAGTCTTATCACTAAGCTCACTTACCGTCACAGACAGACCATTACTGAGTTTAACTGTACAACTGTGCGATTCAAGAAACTTACCACCATCAAATACCTTGGCCATTTTTAACTCCTTTTTTCCAACGGGTTTAAGATAGGCTTTGTAGTTTAACTACGGGTCATTCCACCTTTGGCCCCTCAGTCAGATTATGAGAAAGTAGCAGTTTCATCACCGAAGTAATAGGAACAAGTTTTGCTGTTCACTGTACCGAAGAAGCACTTGAACTTCGCATTGAGCACCCGTTGATTTGATGCATCATAGCTAAGTTCCACTTCACCGATAGGTGCAGCTTTCGGGAAGATGATTTTGTCCTTTGCATCCGTCGAAGGAACACCGTTGACATACTTAGTCAACTCAAGTTCTTCTGCGATACCAAGAAGCGAAGTACCGACTTTATTCAGCCCCGCTACGGCAGCAGTGGAACTTGTGGCTGCTTGCGGTTGCAGGATACTTTGCAGTCTTGCCATAGTAATCTCAGCAAGAGAAAGAGTAACTTCAACCAAAGTACCAGTGATAACAGTATCTTCAGCGGAAGTACCGTATTGATCGGAATGAAGGTCAGTGGCATCATCAGTAATTTTCACCATGATACCACCGTTTGTCTTACCAAGTGAAACAGAATTCCAAGATGCATCTGCGGGGCCGAGTTCGAGAGCCATAATTATTCTCCTTTTAAGGTCTGGTTATGTAGCACACAAGCGAGAAAGAAAACACATGCTTGTTTTGCTCGGTGACAGTTATAAAACCGGGTAGTTTCATAGGAACTATATTATGAATATACCCACTGGTGATAGTTATGCCATTTGAAAAAGCAAGTAAGTTATAAATTGCTTCTAGTTTATCATTCGCGGTTTGATAGTCATTGTAATGAGCGATAATATAAACATTCCACCGCTGCATTAAACTTTCATTCTCATCACCGCCGGAATGACTAACAATGATTCCATTACTATTTGTATCCGGCAAGTGACCGAGAAATAAATTAGTTCCAGTAACATGACTTGTTTTGGATTCAATATAGTTGACAATGTCGCGTGAGATATTCATGCCATACCTCTCTCAGCAGCGATATGCTTAATTCGGAACGCAGCATTTTTAGTTGCCATGAGAGCTTTGGAGCTTACATAGTGCGCCCCACTGTGCATGTCACTGAACCCGCCCGGCCATTCATGCATAAGTGCCGCATGAGGCGCTTGGTACAACACAGTCACTTTACCACGTAAAGAACTAACACTCCCAGTAGAACCAGTGCCTTTATACTTAACTTTGCTAAGTTTAAGTGTCTTAGGAGCGTCATAGAAACCATTATCAGTTAATCCCTGACCAATTCCAGTCTGTTGAGTTATAACTGGATTCTCCCCAATTTGATCCATAGCGCCATACTTCTGTGCAATCTCAGTGGTATCCATATACAAACTACCACCAATATACACAACGCCACTGCGTCTCAATGCCCCAGTACGCCAAGGCGGTCTAGGAACATCCAACAGCGTCGAACGCAGAAACTCTTCAGCGAGTACTTCAGGGATTACTTCACCAATAAAGTGCTCCAAAGTCTCCAATGCATCTAAGACGCCTGCGACATACGCTTTTTCAGCCATAGATCAACTCTGAATGATGATAAACACCGTCGAAATCTTTAATATCCGCACCTTTGACAATTGTAAAAGTATCCCCATCAACAACAACTTCATTACCAACTTTATCACTAACTGTCACTTCATCTGTGAAAATTATACCCTTACCGAGAAAAGTAGTTTCCCCTTGGGTACTACGGAATTGGCTATCGCGTTCAATTATGCCATAATAGGTCGTTGAGACTGTGTCTGTAATTGTCCCGTATTTATCCTTAGTGACAGTTTTAAGGATAAATGTCTCAGCTTTAGGTATCATGGCAGTTCTTTCGTGAATACCGAATCAGGGTATTCAAAGTTATCATCCATCACAGCACTTGCAGCTTTGTGCATGTAGTTATTAATCTCTTTCCGAATTTCCTTTGGATCAATTACTTCAGAATACTTACCGACAGTACGCCTAACTAAACCACGATGCTTTCGCAGGACCATCCGTAACACTTCTGCGCACACGAGATTAATATCTTCAATCTCGATTTTTGCGATAGCATAGTTAATTGATGCATTGTCAATAACTGCTTCGCTTATCTGTAATTCAGTTCTGATAGTTTCGATAGTCATTTATCTAAACTCCCAATAAGGGAGGGTCCATTACAGACCCTCCCTTACTCAGTTGTAATTAAGTCAGCGGAGCATCCACGAAAATACCAAGATCAGCGGCAACCAAACGCATGTCATGGTAGTTATGAACTTCAACCCGAGTCGCACCATGCGTTTCGAGGTCGATAGTTTTGACTTTGTAACCGTTTTTACCATAAGCCGACCAACCGAAGTTGTAACCTGCACTCGGAGATTCGAGCGAAGGATTGTCGGTGACATGCAGGAGCAGGAACTTGTCGCCAGCGATATACTGCATACTGGCACTCGCACCAAAAGCCGCCGAGTCATACACGGCAGTCAGGATAACCAGTTCTTCAATTTCAAGCATACGTGCCAGCATTTCAACAGTCACGTTTTGAGAACTGGTGTACTTGAGTTGATCCTTCACTTGTGCATGACGCTTGAGAACATCGAAAACCTTTTTCGACGTAACGCCCTTGTTCGGCTCCATGGCAGTTGCAGATTCCATAGTACGTTTATGGCCGTCAATGTCTTCCATCGGAGTCGAGTTTGCAGCATCCCACTTAGTCGAAGGCGCATTAGCATCAGTGCCCCAGACACCAGTAGTGAAAAACCGCGTTACCCAGTCAACTTCGTCGAAAGTAGAGATAATCTGACTCACACGACGAGTTGCCGCTTTGAGAGGATTCAGCGGTTTCGGGTCATTCAAAATGTACTCTTCAGCAACATCTTCGTGGTGGGAAATATCTTGGCAACTATAAGCTGCCGTCCCACGACCATGCCGCGAACCACTCGATTCAGTTCCCGGTACACGAATAGTTGCTTCATTCTTAAACCAGTACTCTTTGTCCCAAGTGGGATACGAGGAACTCATGAGAGTAACCGAACAAAGAGGGAAAATCTTTGTCGCTTTGAATTTTTTCGGGTCTTGCATGTACTTCAGACCAACTTTTGTAAGGGTCTGAGTATATTTTGATTGCAAAGGCATAATTTGTCTCCTTATTAGTTATTGGTTATTTGATAATGCAAGTACGCAGTTCGCCGGAGTCGCCGCCTTCCAGCAGGACACCGCAAACCAGATCATCATCGCCATCAACTGCATCAGTATCAGCAGTATGTGCGACAGCTTTACCGGAAGCATCAGAAATAAACATAGCGCCAGCAGTCAGAGTAGCGCCAAGCAGTACGAGAGCAGTACCGCTAATTTGCACTGAGGCTTTTGTTTCAGAAGCATCCGTACCTTCGACCAACACGCCAACACCACGCAATGTTGCACTCAGAGTACCAGCACCCGAGATAATTGCGCCACGCGGAGTGGAAGCGGGAACACTCATTGTAATAAGAACTTCACCTTGACCAGCCATAATGTATCTCCTTTATACGTTGATAAGAATTACGCTCTGAACAACTCAGGGAACTCAGCCATTGCTTTTTCTTCAGCTTCTTCAGTAGAACACTTATCCCGCGCTTCGATCATGTCGATAGCACTGTCGATAGTATTCACATGAGTATCTTGACCTTCAACAGAGGCGTCGGGAGTTTCAACTTGAAACTCTGCCAGCATTTTGTCGATAGTTTCTTGACGGGCCGAAATTTGTTTGTGAATAAGTGCCACTGCATTTTCATCCATACCCATCAGTGAGTTAATGAAGTCACCATCAACATCACAACCAGCAAACTGCTCTTCCAGTGCCACACGTTTTGCATCTTGAGCAGCTTTGGTGTCACGTTCTGCAATTTCAGCTTGAAGTTTCTCATTCCTTTGTTCAGCAAGAACAAGTTTCTCCGACAGGGTTTTCATTGTTGCTTGCATTTCATCAACTTGCACTTTCAACTTGTCATCAGCCATTTTTTCGTCTCCTAACTTAGAGGCTAGTGAGATAGCATCTTCAAGAGTACCCATGCTATCTGCGAGTTTTAAATCAATTGCTTGTTGCCCAATAAAGATTGACCCGAGTGCAATGTCCTTAAGGACTACATCGCGATCAATCGACCGATTTTCCGAAACTGCATCTACAAATAAACCATAAAATGTATCAGTTATACTTTGAAGATATTCTTTTGCATCGCTACTTAAAGGCTCTGAAGGATTACCAGCAGCTTTGTACTTACCGGCATAGATATAAGTATCTTTAACTCCCTCATTCTCAAGTGCTTTTGAATGGTCACGATGTTTACTAATTACCCCAACCGAACCAACACATGAGGTTTCAAATACAACAATGTGTCGTGCCGCAGAACCAATCCAATAAGCAGCACTTGCCATTGTTCCATCTGCATAGGCAATTACAGGTTTAATTGCATCAACGGACTTGATATAATCCGCAAGTTCCTTTGTACCTTCAACTGTGCCACCGGGACTGCTTATAGTTAACACGATACCAGATATCTCAGGATTTGCAAGAGCCGCTTTGATATCTGCTTTAATATCAAGAGTAGTTCGTACTCCTGACATTGCTTGTAGTCCATAGGCTTTTTTTACCAATGTACCTTCAATGGGGATAACTGCGATCTTGCCTTGAGTGAATTGTTCAGTTGTACTCTCGGACAGTTTTACATTCTTACCTGAGATAAATTGCCCGAGTACAGCTTCAAGCTGTTCAAGTTTCTCAGGAAGAATCGCCCAAGGGGTTGAAGTGAAGAATTTAATAAGTGAATGACCTTTAGCTGGCATAATTATTTCTCCTCTTTTTCTTTCGAGTCAGTTTTATTTTCATTATCATTCTCTGGTGCTTTTGTGTCTTCGTATGCAAGTTTAGTATCGGCTATCCTGACACTATTAGGATCAGCATCAGGCATACCGAAACGATCTCGCAAAAATTCCTCAAGCCGATCATCAGGAGTGATAACATTGAACTTGAGCATCCTACCAAGGAATGATGCTAAGTCATTCGGGTTAATGCGCTCAATTCCGACAGGTTTAACATAGGGGCGCTTTTCCAGTTTGTTGAATAACTGAAGTGCTGGTGCGCCAATGAATTGATTATTAATAACCTCTGCGAAAGATTTCGCGAAGCCTTCAATCGCAATGTGAAATAACGACGATTGTTCTTTTGCGAGTGCGAATGACCCACTTGAGCTAGTCACACCAAGAACGAGAAACTGAGAAAGCATTGAAAGTGCGATGTTATTGGCGTATCTGTTTATGGTGGTATTGAGGTCAAACTGTCTGTCCCCCGGACTTGCAAGCAACTTTGCTTCCCAACCATGAGGTAACACAAGACCTTCTTGTGCATTACGTTTAACATTTCTTACAATCTGCCATGCCCATTGTCCAACATCATTCAATTGACCTTTTTCATCTTGTAACTCTTGATCTTCAGGCGCTTGGAGGACAAACAATCCTACCAAGTCACGTTCGATACCGATAGCTTCAATCTTTTCAATATTAGTCTTGTAATACCAATCACGATAGGCATTACGAAAGAGACTCTTACCAAGTGGACTTGCTTGTGTTGGAGCCGAACGAAAGATAAGGCACTTATTCGCTTTAATTGTAGCATCAATTCCTTCGGTAGTACGTTGCACGATAGAGATAACTTTACCATGTCTGTCGTGATTCCATTCGTCCAAAGTAGTTTGCGGACGGAAGTACATGTCTCTCCAATGTACGTGGCCATTTTCATCTTTTTCACTCAATACAACTTCCATGACAGAATGACCGAATACAAATGCAGATACAATGTCATTCATATTACCAATAAAATCTACATTCTTCAAAGATTGTTTAAGTATCCCATCAGGATCATCGAAAGTTTTCCATTCAATAGAACGGAAAATTTCCGCCAGTGCAAGCATAACAGCCCCACAGACAGGATCAGTGAGGTACATAGTATTGAACTCTTTTATTCTCTTTTCTTCTGATAAGCTGTCTTGAATAATTGTATCAGTATCAAGAGAGAATTGTCCAACTACTTTTTGATACCCTGTTAGTTTTGTATTCGGTTTAGTTTTTTTAGATTTTAACAAAACTAGACTCCTGTGCGAGATTATTATTCATCTGGACGAATGCGTTCAAGTTAGGCATACTATAGTCTAACTTGCCAAGGTCGAAATGTCTATAGGTACTCAGCATAAGACTATCACTAAAGTCGGGTGAAAATCTAAGTCGTGATTTTACTTTAGCTTTGTCGATTACTTGTTTTGGTGTCCTGTCAGGTATAAATGACGTCTCAGGGAGTTCCAATATATATCTATCATGGAATGGCAGCATGAGTAGATCGAAATTAGCAGCGAGTTCACTATACAACTCAGAGCGTACATTTCTATACGCTTCGGGATCATTCGGACGAGCATTTGGAACTACCTTGTATGTTTTAAAACCATGCTTACGCTTCAATTGGTCATAGATTGAAATTCCAATACCATTATACTCAGTGTATAACTCTGCTGCACCACGAGAGCGGCACATTATAGTTACTTTTTCAATTAAGTCATTTGTATCCCTATGACGAATTCGTTCGGGAGTGTAGATATATGCCCCACGACGAAATGTCAATACTGAAGAGTCATTCCTACCGGCCGCAGGGTCAAGACCAGCTACTAAGATAGTCTGCGGAATATCATTAACATCCATCGTATTCCAACGATCATTGGCGGCACGTACTTGGTCATAAGTTGCAACAATCTGGCCTTCACCACTTGGGAAGTCACCTTTTACTTTGGTTTTATACCAGTCAGATTCTTCTCCATATAAGTCCTTCATCCGCTCTACCCATTCTTGATCGACAAACGGGGAACGAAGAGAGCTTAGGGTATATGTAGACCATTTATCTTGATTCTTATTATGAGTGTCAAAGAAAAACCCATGTGCTCTAGTTGGGTTTCCGACAAGAGCACAATAGACGTTCTTTTGAATCATTGAACCTTCAATACCTGCGAATACTGCATCAGGCACAGCAGAGGCTTCATCCACGAGGAATAGCAAATGAGGCGCATGGAAACCTGCGAGTACATCACCGAGTTTATCCTTAGCATCCTTCGGGATAGTACGCGCGACTATGAACCAATCCCGGTAGCCTTTTACATATATTTTGTTTTTAATAACGATCAATGATTCACGAATCATAGGAATTTTAATTTTCCGAATCCATGATTCCATTTCAGCGAACAGCAAATCCTCAAGTTGGTGCCCAGTTGGTGCGGTACATACTACTTTAGCTTCCAAATGAGTCGTGAGGAACCATAAAGCAGTAGTTGCCGCCCAAGTGGTTTTACCAGTCGTGGTACCAGATTTACCACTGACAAAGTGGTCTTCTATTAGTCCTGTGGATAATGCAAGTTGATCCTCAGTAATCTTAGCACCGAGGATTTCTTGCATCCAGAGAGGATAATTATTCTGGTATCGACTTATGTACTCATTCGCTGATTTCATTTGGTCTTATTTTCTAGTAAAAAGGCAACGTCACAGCACCCGTTGGAAACTTACTCACTTGCCGATCCAAACCGTGACGTTGCCTTTAGGTTAACTGATAACAACTGAGTGGAAATAAAAAGCCTGTTTAGCACCAGTGCTAAGAGTAACTTCAAATACAAGAGTTATTCTTTTATTCCTGTATGCGTCTCCGGGATATTTGAAAAACACATAAATAGAATTACTCCCAAGTGCTAAAGCCACATCAGTGTCAATCAGTGAGTCTGTGACTTCGACATACGCAGTCAAATCATCACCTGCATCAAGTGTACCTACAAATGCACGAATAGTAGCTGCAGTGATAGTTGCACCAAAAGGCAAAACTCCATCATTCGCAGTTTCCGATGTAGCACTAGGGAGGTTGAACGCAAATGGTCCCCAGTCGTCTGTGAAGTAGCCAATGGTTATATCATATGCGTCAAAGTCAGCCATGATTTAACTCCAATTAAGTCGGATCAGCAATCTCATACTTGAATGCCGGGACTGTGACAGTACCGCCACTGGACAACTCTTGGGAAGTACAAGTAGTAACAAGCAACAGGGTAGTAGCGGTACAAATAGCGATATGTGTTGCAGTACCGGAAGTAGCTATGTCAATATCAGCTTGCTGTGCGACAGTTACTTTGCGCCCGTTAGTGTCACCGTCGGCATTACTAAAATCACCACCAGTGAGAGTATGAGCATCAATCAATGAAGCAGCAATAGCCGCTGCTCGGTCAGCAGGTTCAGAAGTACAAATATACAACTCAGTACCAGTTGCAACAATATCCAATGCTCCATCAAGTACAGTATTATCAACTTTTTTAGCCATGAGTTTTCTCCTTTTGTGGGATGAAGGTAGTGGTTACATTAACCACTACATTTTGAACATCAAGAACGACAGCCTTAGTGGGTTTTACTTTCTTTTTCATTTATTTCTCCTTACCAGTGTGGTTGAACTTATTCGGTGGTGATTTGAAAAACTTACTTTGGTTTGGTGCAATTGTGAATTTAATTACTTTTGCCGCATTTATTACTAGAACAAATGCTGGGTTTGCAACAAGCAAGTAGACAGATTGGTTAACGGTTGATGAAACTAAATCATCACTAACCAGTGAATATTTAACATCTGACAGTTCTACAGCTTCTATAGTAGCAACATTTGTTAAATTGTCAATAGTCAGAGTGTATAAAGAACTGAGAGTTATTGATTCATTACTTGTGGTACTTTGTAAGTTATTGACAATAAGTTGGACTAATGAACTAAGCGAGATAGTATCACTAGCGGTAAATGATGTTAGATTGTTAGCTACAAGGTTGTATATATGACTAATAGTGGCAGAACTAAGTTCACTGGTGCTAGCTAGGCTGTTTATAATCAACTCGATAAAATGCCTAAGTTGAATATTTTCTATACTTGTCACAGTAGCGAGATTGTTGAGAAGTAAGTTATATTTCGCATCTAAAGAAGCAATAGTAGTTGCTGTGGTTAAACTTTTAAGATTATTTATAACTAACGCAAGAGTTTCATCCAAGGATAGATTATCAATAGTTGAATTAGAGAGTAAATTTGTTAACAAAAGATCATACTTGGAACTTAATGCGACTGTCTCTGTTGACCCAAGGCTTACAAGATCATCAATGAGTAATTGCAAGTCAGAAATAAGATCAGTGTTATTAACTGTCGCTGATGAAACAAGAGAGTCTAGGAGCAAATTAAGTTTATGTACAAGTTCAGTATTATCAAGTGTTGTTGAACTACTAAGGTTACTGATAATTAACTGTAAACTTGCAACAAGGATGATATTATCAACTATTGAAGAAGATAGAACATTATTAAGACTTAAGTTATATTTATGCCCAAGCGAGACAATTGATGAATTAGTTGAACTCAGAAGATCATTAATTACCAACTGAACAAATGTACTTAACTCAATATTCTCTAGAGAGACTACTGAGAGTGTGTCATTAATCGCAAGGTTGTACTTGTTCTCAAGAGCGAGTAAATCACTACTAGAGAGACTTCCTAAATTATCAATGGCAAGTTGAAGTCCGAGTGCAAGAGAGATATTGTCGCTATTTGAAGCTGAAGCAAGATTGTCTAATGCTATTAAATAAGTATGACTTAATAATGGAGAATCAACCGCGCCTAAAGAGGCAATGTCGTTCAATAGTAAGTTGTACTTATGCGTAACTGACATTGCATCGAGTTGAGTAGAAGATGCAATATGGTCAAGCAATAAACTATATTTAGAATTCAATAATAACGAATCAACTTGACTCTCGGAGAGACTGTTGTTAGATAGTAAATTATACCTATGGTCTACCAGTGCAGTAGAACCAAGTTGACTGGTTGATGCAAGACTATTGAGGAGTAAATTATACTTACTTTCCAATACCACTGGGTCAATTTGGTTGGATGATATAAGATCATTCAAGAATAAATTGTATTTATGCTCCAATACTGTGGCAGTAAGTTGACTGGTTGATGTAAGATCATCTAACAGTAAATTCAACCCGAAGTTTAATACCACCGAGTCAATCTGGCCAGCAGAAACAAGAGCATTTAGCAACAAATTATACTTATGACTAATTATTAATGAATCAACTTCCCCTGAAGAAGTGAGATTATTTAACAACAAATTATATTTATGCTCAACAGTTAAAGAATCAACTTGTTCTATTGATGCAAGATTGTTTAACAACAAAGCATAACTAGAATTTAACACTAATGATTCAATTTGACCTGAAGATATAAGATCATTCAATAGCAAATTATACTTATGTGTTATTACTACTGGGTCAATTTGATTTGCAGAACTAAGATCATTTGAGAGTAAATCGTATTTATGACTCAATGTAACAGGATCAATTTGGCCACCAGAGATAATGTTGTTCAGGAGCAAATTATATTTATGCTCTACTGATAAAGAATCAATCTGGTCGTCTGATGTAAGATCATCCAAGAACAAAGTATATTTATGGCTTACCGTCGTAGATTCAATTTGCCCACTAGAATCAAGACCACTTAACAACAAATTATACTTATGCGTCAGTTCGGTATTACTTATAGATGTTGTTGAAGTTAAGTTATTTATCGTGAGTAAATATGCTGCTAAAAGACCGAGATTATCTACACTACCCGGTGAGAGCAAATTACCTACAACAAGTGAAACTGCTGTACTTGCTTCAGGATAATCGACAAATTTAAACTCAGCAGAGCTAATAAAGTAACTATCTTCAAATATAAATGACGGCCATTCTATATTTGCCAAAATACCCAATGAACTCAAATCTGCGGCGCTAAGTGTAATCAATGCCACGAGATTTACATTATCACTGGTGGAAGTGCTAAGCACATCTAAGTCAGTAAGATCATACTTATCCGTAACACTCGGTTGTTCAATACTCCCAAGGCTAGTTAAATCATCTGGTTCTAAATCAGTCGTCACAATTACATCAGGAACTTCAAATTCAATTTGGGTAATTCGTCCTTCTTCACCTGAAACCCAGTTTGCAGTAATTGAAATAGACAAAGCGGAATAGTCAGTAATAGAATCCGCTTCAGCCGCTGAAAGAGTATACTCAAGTACAGTTGTATAACTACCACGATTTAATGTAATATTATTAGCTGCTGCAATAGTTGTCTCACCTTGTTTGAGCACCCAGTTAAATTTCTCTGGTCCGCCACTGCCACCAACAGATTCACCTACTATACGTAAAACATGCCCAGTGGACACAGTCGGATCAGTAACAGCAGATAGATTAACTTCTAAAGTACTACTACCTGCAGTTTCCGATGCATAGTCAGTATCACCATTTGCTGTGACTTCATCCATACACTCATGGAGTGTTGCCGCATTAACTGCTGACCAACTACCGGAGGCAATAGTACCTGATGGGCGCGCAAATTGTGCCATGATTAACCTCTACATGCTGAAAGTGCCGTCACAAGTTCCTATGTCGGACTCAGTTATACCTGAACAACTAGCGTCACCACCTGTACAATCATCATCAATCCCGTTGTCACAAATTTCAGTTTCGCCGGGATTAACATTGACATTGTTATCATTACAATCACCACTAATAGCAGTAAGATCAGCAGCGATGTAATAGTCAGTAGAACAAGCTGTCACAGGAGATTCATTCGTACCATCAGAGTACAAATCGCCATCAACGTCTTTGTAGCATGTAAATGTAGGATCGCCTGTATCACCTGCAAGGTCTTGCATGTAGATTTCAATATTAGTATAACTTGCATCCAAAGTGAATGCGTTATTATCTGCCACAGATGAATTAGTTCCATTGGCACTTTCCCACGAATCAGGCATACCATCCGAGTCAGTATCAGTGGGATTATCACCAGCGGTTGAATATGTCGGCCAATCGTCAGGATAAGTTCTAGTTGTCACAGGTGCAACTGAAGTGCCATCTTTATATTCATCCTCAATCGCAGTATCAACAGAATCTTTCAATGGAATAGTCGCACCAGCTTGCTCGACTATAGTTGTCGCAAGAGTCTTAGTCATTGTTGCGTAAGGAAGTGAGACTTCAATAAAAAATGGGTCACTACTTTTATAACCTGAAGAAATAGCTGAGTCAGTGTATGAATTAGACACAAGCCATTCACCGGCATTACCAGTACCGATTTGACTACCATCAGTATTTTTCTCACCAATGTTGCCAAGTAAGTACAACATTGCTTTTGCGGGAGTATAACTATACTCACCAACAATCATAACTACCCAGTCTTGTCGGTTTGTAATTGGACCTTCTTTGGTGTAGTTATGAATCCAGTTTACTTGAATATCCCCGCTTATCTCAGGACGAAGGCCACCTTTCCAGTTATACGCGACGTTATTTGTTCCTTCGACAATGTAGGAATTGCCATTAGACAATGGGTTATATAACATCGGATTTCTATCTCTGTTTGATCCCATGTAGTTTCGATACAAAGATACTTCAATATCTTCTTCATATTTACCACTGACCATAAGACCTTTTGCATGATCGGTTCCTGCACCATTTTTAGCTTCTTTAAGTGCATGTGCAATCAAACTATATTGAATAGTTGTATTAGTCGCCCCACCAGTTATGGAGAAAGTTTCATCTGTACCCCAAGTGAATGAACAATGGTCGATCATTACATTATAAACCGAATTCCCACCATTCCAATAAAACCCAAGTACATCAATACTGTCACCATCACTAGATGAACCTGTATAGGCATAACCACCAGACCTAATACGCATATGCCGCATGATGACATCATGAGTGGCTATGTTGAATTGTTTACCTGAAATAGAAATACCACCGGGAGAAGTTTGTCCAGCGATAGTTAGATATGGATTAGTCACAGTCAAGACAGAACTTAGACTAATATCCCCGCTGACAGCAAACACAATTGTCCTTGCGCCACTAGCAAGTGCAGCTTCACGAAAAGACCCTGTACCAGAGTCATTTAAATTAGTCACAGTGTAAACTGCGCCACCACGACCACCGACTGTTGATTTACCAACTCCAACAGCACCGGGGAATGCATCTAGACTAAGTGCAAGCGAAGGAACCAGTAAAATCAAAGACAGAATAAATAACTTAACGACTCGCACTGTTGTCACCTTTCGCCCAAATTGCACGACTTGCGCCACCAGTCGATTTACTAGCAATATCCACACTTGAAGCAGAACAGTCAGTTACAAGCATGTAATAAGTTGCACCAGAACTACCGGGTTCAGCTTGATACGCGCCATTGAAGGCAGTACCATCAGATTCAATACACACGGCTACCATATAAGTATCCGTACCATTCAAAGTATAACTAACCGCTATGTCATACGCATCCGGCTGGGCACCAGTTCCAACTTGAGCAGCGGAGTTATACACTCTTGTCCCAGTATCACCTGAGAGAGTGTATAGTTGAAAATATGCATCTGCACCATTGTTGCTATAAGTATCAAAGTGCGCGTATGTAATACCACCAGTAGTTGCAGTCATTTCCGACCAAGTTAAAACACCTTGCGTCGTAGTATCGGCATTAACTTGTCCACTAGCCAACGGGCCAGTTACAAGATCATTAATAGAACCAGTACCTGCACTGGGGTTATTCCAATTAGTCAAAGTCCAAGTATTCCAATCGCCACTTGTGACACATGCATACCCAGTTGTGGTATCAAAAGCGTAATCACCAGCAGTGCAATCTTCGTCACTAAATGTTGGCGGTGTTGGAATATACTGGCTACCACCAGAGCTAGTTGATCTAAGTTGCCAATCAGAACCGTCACAATAATACTGCGCATCACCCGTTGCACCACTAGATGCCCAAGCACCTTTAGTTGTGCTATCACAAGTTGAAGCTGGTGCAGTAGTGTTATAAGGGTTTACGTATTTATACCCATCTGCCGCAGTGG